CTGTACTGCAGGGAGATCGAAGAATCGGAAGTAGGGGCTGGGGACATAGTGGTTTTTCGGTTCGGTAGGGCGTTCGCTCACGGCGGGATAATTATCAATTGGCCTAACGTAGTACACAGTTATATCAACGCACGGGCGGTTATCGAGGAAGACTTCTCTAAAAATAAAGAGATTTCAGGACGCAAGCGCAAGTTTTTCAGTCCATGGCCTCGCAGCAAGGGTGAAAAGTAATGTCAAGCAAACGTGGAAGCACAACGCCATTATCACAGAAGCAGACGATCCTCAGTGCCATCAGGGTGTCAACAGCCGAGTACGGTTCAGCCTTGTCTATTGTCTATGGGCAACAGCGTGTTGCTGCCAAGCTGCTCGATTACACAGACTTTGTTGCCATCCCCCACTACAGCCAGACCTCCAGTGGGGGTAAGGGTGGTGGTGGAAATCAGAACTCCAATACACCCACTTACACCTATACAGCCGCTGTAATCGCTGGGCTCTGTGCGGGGCAGATTGGCTCCCTCAAGAGCGTCTGGGATACCACAGGCCAGTTGGTGATGCTCAGTAACAGTGAAAGCTATATCATCCCTGTTGGGGGTGGAACCTACACCCCTACGCCCCCTTATGGCGGTCAGTTGCACATTGATGAAGGGGTCACCTACACAAGACAGTACAGTGTGCAAGCCAATGATTATGGCTCGGATGGGGCGAAGATGCTGACGGGCAACGATGATGTCCCCATGACGTTGGGTACGAGTGGTGGGCAATATCAGTATAGTAGTGGAACCTATACGTTCCATGCTGCTGATGCGGGTAATGAAGTCACCATCAACTACATCTTTCAAATCCCGAACTCCTCAGGGGACACTTCCCAGCCAGCCGAGCAGTTGTCACTTACCCTATTTGAGGGTTCAAGGCCACAGGAACCTTGGGGGTACATGGTTGGTCGTCATCCTGAGAGAGCCTTGGCTTACAGTGGTACTGCTTACGTCTGTTCTGCAGCCATGGATTTAGGCTCCTCGGGCACCCTGCCAAACTACAACTATGAGATTGTGGGGCTCTATCAATTTGGGGGTGGTATCTTGGATGCCAATCCCGCTGACATCATTACGGATGTGATCACCAATTCCAACCATGGCACCACATTCCCTGCAGCCAATCTAGGGGACTTAAGCTGGTACTCCAATTATTGCGTGGCCAGTGGAATCTTCCTCAGTCCCGTGCTGGATACCCAGACCGCAGCGGGAGACACGCTGCAACAAATCATGACGCTGACAAACTCAGAATGCGTCTGGTCGGAAGGTCTGTTGAAGATCGTCCCAAGGGGGGACGTAACTTTGGTGGGCAATGGAGCAACTTATGCTCCTTTCGATGCCCCCATTTATGATTTGGACGATGCTGACTTCATCTGTGACCCGAACACCGAACCTGTCACGCTGAGCATCGTAGCTCCCGAGGAACAGTACAACCAATGCACCTTGGAAGTGCTGGACAGGGGAAATGCCTACAACCCCGTGCCTGTGTACGCTTCAGACTTTGCAGCCATACAGGTCAATGGTCTCCGTCCTGCTGACACCTTCACGGCTCATGAAATCTGTGACCCCCAGATCGGGAACATGGTTGCCCAGCTTATCAATCGGCGGACATGTTATATCACTCGCACCTTCACCTTCACCTTGGGACTCAAATACATTTTGCTGGAGCCCATGGATTTGGTTACCCTCACCTGTGCTGCGATGGGGTTAAATAAGTACCCTGTCAAACTGCTCACGATTGAGGAAGATGAGAATGGGTTACTAGCTTGCACAGCGGAAGAATTCCCGTGGGGCACGGCCACTCACACATTGTACCCCAACCAATCCCCAGCAGGATATGCCCCCAACACAGCGGTGGATGGTGGCAATATCAACGCACCGATTATCTTTGAGGCTTCGAACCGCCTGACTGAATACTCAGGTTATGAACTCTGGATGGGGATCAGTTCTTCGAATCCCGCATGGGGTGGAGCGGACATCTGGGCAAGCACGGATAACGCGACCTACAAAAGGGTCGGCGTGATTAATTCCCCCAGCCGTATGGGATTCTTGACCGCTGCGTTCCTTGGGGGGTCTGGTGGAACTAACGTAGCTTCGCCTACGGCATGCAGCCAGCAAGTTTGTGGCTCAAATGCGAGTTCGGCGTCTGCATGGTCGCTGCCCTCCACCCTGTTCACAGGGGGCAACCCGAGTTGGACGAGTAACTGGGCTTCCACTCTCTTCCACACCTACACCTTGATTATGAACGATTGTGGGTTGAGCATAGCGCCCAGTGCCAACATCTACAGCATCGATGTCACCGTGGATTACACGATCAGCCCCACCAGCACAGATGGTGCTGATAGCTGCCAACTGTGGCTGGGGCTCTACAATGGTCAACAGGTGGGCAACTACCTCTATTTTGGGAACTGGGCAAACGGGAACAACGTTGGAATAGTGAGTGGTGGGTCTGGCGCTTCGGTGTCCGTCTCGGGAAGTCAAACCCTCACCCTGATCAACGGGGTGGACATCAACCTCACTTATGCGGATATCAACAACACAAATTTTGGTTGTTGGTTCGCATGGGCAGACGGTGCGGGAACCTACCCCTTCTTAGATCGCAGTTGCACCGTCACGGGCTGTACGATCAAGGTCAATCAAAGTGGGGGTGCAAGTTCCACAACCCTAAGCGTGGATTTGACGGAAAGTTTCGGTATGCTGCAAGGAGGTACAGCAGCGGATAGCGACAACTTCAACACCCTGTGCTGGGTGGATGGGGAGTTGGTGAGCTACGAGACTGCAACCCTCACAGGTGCTTATCAATATGATCTGAGCGGCGAGATGAACCGTGGCGTCTACGGTACGCCGATCAGCGACCACCCCATTGGTGCCCCGTTCCTGCGTCTGGATGAATCGGTATTCATTTACGATTTTGATCCAACGTGGGCTGGGACTGATATCTGGTTGAAGTTCACAAGTTTTAATTACTTTGGACAGAGTGAGCAGAGTTTAGCCGCTGTGACCGCCTACCCCTTCCACGTCCCTGGGCTGGCGATAGGGGCTATCAACAAGGCCACTGGCCTACTGCAACCCGCCAGCCACCAGACGCTTGACTTTATTCGGGATGGTGTTGCCCGTCATTTGTAAGCTGCTGTAGTCCCTTCACACAGGAACCCCCAGTAAAATCTGGGGGTTTTGTGTGTCCCCAACTTTACGTAGGTGTGGGGCAACCATCAGATTTCAATCTAGCGGGATTTTCACGGCCTGTCAACCCATAGTCCCGTATGTCCCCTATATACCACCATGCCTATCAGCGATCATGCATATCTCGAATCTTTGAGTATCGAGCGAACCATGTTGCTCTCCGAAGAGGAGCAGCTTCATGGGGACACGACTGTCTCAGCGGAAACTTGTGATGATCTAGTCTCAGATGGGATTGACATTTTTCTTCACAGCAACTTCCCTGAGTTTCTCAAGGCCATGCGTAAGTTGACTTCTGAGGAGCAGGATTTATTGTTAGAGTACTACATATTGAATAAACCCCAAGCTCTGATAGGTAAGACACACCAGACCACCCAAACCCAAGCCTCGTTCGCTTTACGGGCTGCGGTAGGGTCTCTCTGCGCCCAGATGATGCTGGGAATGCCCACCATAGCTGATGTCCATCGTGTCCTTGTGGAGGGCGGTGTGCAGGATACATTCATCTACAAACGCTGGGGGTCTAAATATGATGTACAAGGCACACTCAGTGAGGCAATTGTGATGTATGCCACTCTCCGCAATTCCCGTAAGGTGGCCGAGTATTTCGGCTTTCGGGGATCGGTGCGTCAGATATTAAGGCAGTGTACTGCCAGTCTGGGAAATGGTGGCTCAGAGCAACGGGCTTTGGCCAGCTACGTTAACACCATCACGGCTTTTACCCGCAAACAGAAGGGGAGCAGACACATAGCTCGCACCGACCCTGATATTGTGGGACAGTTCCGCGTTCGGGTGGATGACCCCAACTTTGGCCATATGTTCGTCCCATCCGCTACCCGCCAATAATCACCCGTCCCGTCCCCAACTTAACGTAGGTGTGGGGCAACCATTAGAGCCTAGTATAGCAGGTGTTACTTATCCTGCAAAACCCGTATGTAAATAGGGTGATGCCTAATATATCTGAAGTGAAACTCGAAAAGCTGGATGAGGAACGCTCACCCAACTTCCTGCAATCCATCATATTTAAGTTCATTCTTGGGTTGCTGGCGTCGGTACTCGTGTTCGCCTTTGGTGGTTATGTAACTAGTATGCGGGAAGCGGGAAACCACGAGGCTAGAATCACAAGCTTAGAGCGGCAGGTTGCCGTCAACACCGTGGTTATTTCCACCCAGAACTCGCAGGATGTGAAGATTGCGGCTCTGGAAAAAGCCATGGACGACAAGATGTCGAAAAGCGAATTTAGTATTTACTACGGCAACATCATGGCTACACTGGAAGAAATCAAACATGAACAGACCCGCATACGCACCGAGCTTGAGATGCATTCGCGAGAGGTGGAGAAAGGTAAACAATGACTGATCCAACCAAACAATGGTTACTAGATATGGCAGCGTTAGCCAAGGCTGCTGGACACCCCTTCCCCGAAATGGCAGCGTGTGAAGCTGGTATTGACTCAGCCTATGGTCATTCCAATCTGGCCAAAGAAGCTAACAACCTGTTTGGGGTTCGCCAGCGTGATCCTCAGGTCTTTGAAACCTCAGAGATGCCTACCCGAGAAAAGAAGAAAGATGGCACATATCAGATGAACGGGAATGCTGGGTATATAAAATATCCCACGTTACTGGATTGTTTTGCGGATCGGATTACCAATATCACCCGTTTGGCTCCCAAATACATTCACTATGCCAAGGCTCTGGCTGCGAAGGATGCGTTGGAGTATGTGGGACAGATCAGCCGAACATGGAGCAATGACCCCCATCGTGCCGCCAACTGCGCTCAAGTCTACCATAAATATTTTGGGGATTTGTTCGTTCAGGATGCCGTCAAAGAAGCGGAAGAAAAAGAGGCATCATGAACTTCAACTTCGAATCTCCGTGTAGTTGCGCGGTGAACTTCTGTACGAACTATGGACACTCCTGCTGCCAGCAGGTGGCAGATTGGGTGGGGAAAGCCCACGCCTTATTGGAAGAGGTGGCCAAGAGTGAAAGCCCACTAGCAGACAAGGCAAAAGAGATACTGTAGGTTGGCGGAATAAATACACATTCCGCCGTTAAGCGGCATGACCAAGGGGGTTTGGCTATGCCGCTATTTTATTGCGCCGATATCGTTTACGGGGCACGGGGATTGATGTGTTATTCGTGAAGCAAGCCGCCAGAACCTGCAAGCGTTCCATACCATGTTCCAGAGATGTTGAAGTCCACCCCAGATGTTGGCGGGTCTTTCGAAGGGAATTGAATTGGTACACGGAGTCCAACAAGGGGACGAGGGTGGAGTCATGGGCTAACACAAAATTGCGATACTGCTCTAAAAAGATTGACTGCTCCGAATGCTCCAACTCGCGACTACTGCAGCAAGCGTCTAACACCGCTGGGAGAATCGCTGGACTGTCATCATACTCTGATTCAACGCCTTGCTCCTGCAATTGCTCATTATCCACTCTGCGGAGTGAGTCACGTTGGAATTTTGTCCAAAGTGTCTTGAAGCGATTGGACAGGGCACGGTTGATGAAGGTGAAAAAACGGGCTCGGCTGCAGCCGTGACATTTTGTGGGATCGAAGGCACCAACTACATCTGTGATCTTTGAAGTGCGGCGGATACTGTTAACGGGTAGGCTGCATAAGAAAAGGTTTAATTCACTTCCCCAATCCAAAATGTCATCACGATCATAAACAGCGGGTCGGCGAATGTTCTTCCTCGCCCATTGCTCAGTGTAATTGGGAAATCGTTCGTAAAACTCGATGAAATTGTTCGGGATAATAAAGCCATCGTTACCAACCCAATGGCCATTCTGTTTACGGTACTTCTCAGCGGGTCTGTGCTTTCTGGTTATTGCCATAGATTATTTGTTCTCCGTTAATTGATTTGCATAGTTGGGAAACATCGGTATAGTTACCAATACTCTGGGAATCCCGTATGTATTAAGTTTGGGGGATATATAAATGAGTACACATTTCGTAAGTGCAGAGGGACTACGGGGGATCAGGGTTGATCCATCGGTTACGAGTATTGCTGATGGGCAGGTTCTGAGTTATTCCGCTGCCAGTCAAACGCTGGTCGCTGCTAATCCTGTGGCTGGCACGAATGGGGCAACGTGGTACAGCGTCACGGGGTCAAACCCTGCGGGTGGGACAGGTGTGGTGGGGGATTTTTGCCTTCGAGTCGATACGGGTGGGGTTTTTAAAAAGACTGGAGCCAGCGCATGGACGTTAGAGTTAACAGTCAAAGGCGCTGATGGAATCAACACCCCTGTAACGCCTCCTGTCACCGCTGCTGCTGCAGGTGTGGCGGGTCAATGGGCTCTCGATAGCGACTTCGTTTACTTTTGCGTGAGTTCTGGGGTATGGCTGAAAGCAGCTATCGCAACGTGGTAAGATGATGACGGTTGCCCCACACCTACGCTAAGCTGGGGACTGTCCTATCCCAACTCGGGATATCAGAAATTTGTCAGGGCAAACTCCCCAAAATACTCCCTAGCCGCTGCGTCGTAAACGTGAGCGGCTTCTTCTTCGGTGGGGTAGTGGCCTAAACATAACCGTTTATGCTCCAGCTTTATCCTCACCCTCCACGTCCCGTTCCGCTTAAACCAGTCAACACCTTTGTATTTTGACGTGCATCCTTGTTGCTTACGTTGGTTATGCATGTTCTGGGGGCGGGTAGCAGGGCGCAGATTGTATCGTTGGCAGTTGAGCCCATCATGGTCTTCGTGATCCACGTCTAACTCAGGGTCGGTGATGCTGAGGATAAAGCGGTGGAGCATGACACTTGTCAATTTACCGTTCGCCAGCCGAATCTGACGCTGGGCGTAAACGGTGTCGTGTCTCTTATCAACGAGGGCACTCCACTTGTTCTTGGAAACCCTTTCAAAATCTGCGTCATCGATCTGGGCAACAAAACCTTTGGTGAGGGGAATCTCTCTCATCCCCCTTAATACCCTTTACTGCAGGTGTTCCTGACTTATCCAACCAATAAAACTTTTTACCATTTCGGCGATTTTTTACCACTTTTTGACACTTGACACCCCCTTTGCTTTCATGGCGTTCGAAAATGTTTAGAATTGAATTCCCCCTAACTTCTAGTATGTATTGGATTTAGCGTTGAAAACAAGGGGGTTAGATAAGTTCCCGAAATTCATATAGTCAATACTGTGGGTGCGGGAGATATATTCCACTTGACGACTTATCTTACCCGCATAAACACTGCACATATTTATTATCTCCCCTCTTGACTTTCACAACTTTTTACCGTATTTTTACCGTTTAGGGGGATTTATGGCGAATCTGAAAGTCAACGTTCTGGAGAGGATCAAGACGGCCAACGGCTGGACAATGCAGAAGCCCGTCCAGCGCAGTCACAGGGGGCTCTTCTACCTGAGTTGGAGGGAGAACAGCAAGCAGATCAGGCGTCCCTGCAGTGGGGAGACGCTGAATGATGCGTTCGTAGAAGCGGAGCGCAAAAGAGCGCAACTGCTGGGCATGACGCAGGGGTTGATGGTCACTGACCCTGCAGAGCAGCAACAGGGGCAGCGGTTGACGCTGGCCGATGCCACCACTAAATTTCTCGCTGAGAAATCGCACACAGCAGAGGAAGGGACGGTGGGGTTGTTCAAGCAGGTTTTTGCGGATTGGGGGGAGTTCTCCAAAATTGAATTCATGGATGAAATCACCACCAAACAACAGGTGTTGGACTTTGGTGATTTCCTGCAGAAAAAACGGGACAATTGCCAACTTACCGCTGGTTGGAAAATGCTGAGGTTCAATCATTTTTTCAAATCGGCCATGAACCTGAAAACAGGTTTGATCACCCGCAAAGACGCCAAGATCAAAAACGATGCTGACGTGGTGATCTTCCAGCCTGAAGAAGTCAAAGCCTACTTTGACGCTTGTGACCCTGAAGACCACCTGCTCTGGAGCTTCTTTCACAAAACGGGCTTCAGGGAACGCGAGGTTGGCACCCAGACATGGGATGACCTTGACCTCAAGCGGGGCACTGCAACGGTCAGGGAACGTGCTGCTGACAGTTTGTACCAAGGGTTCAAATACTTCCGTCCAAAGAATGGCACCTCTCGCACGATTAAATTGCCTGACTCCCTTGTTTTGAGGCTTCGGCAGTGGCGGCTGGAGAATCCCAACGAAGTTCTGGTATTTCCCACGTACAACGGTAAGGAGAATTTGGGGTTTTATCGCCGCTGTCGGGCGATTGCGGAACGGGCTGGGATTGAGGGAGCCCACCCACATCGCTGGAGGGCAACCTGCGCTACTGATCTGCTGCGTCAGAATTTTGATGTGACCACGGTGGCGAAGCATCTGGGGCATAAAGACCTAAAGTCCACCTTGCGCTACCTGCAAGCGATCTCGGCTGAGCGTATGGGGGACAAGATGGATGCGGCTTGGCGTAGCATTGATCAGCAGTGGATGGCTGCGGCAACATAAGAAGGCGGTAGGTTATGCACCAGACCACCACACATACCATATGCCCAGCGCCATCACCACCACCCACGCCCCCGCTGCCCACAGCTTTCCGCGCAAAGTAGCATGGCTCCACCACTTCAGTATGGCGAGCAGCAGCATCATCGGTACCGCTTTGACCAAAACGTCGCCCCAATTCGTCATAGCTCATCTCAATTCTTTGCGGATCGGAGGCTATTTTACACCCTAATTCGTGGCGTAAACCTCTGTCCTACCAATAGAATGTGCCGTAGTACTTCACTTCCTTGTCAGGAGTCTCGGGACAGGGGATAAAAATGGCGTGATCTTTGCCGTTCAGTCGCTGGTAATCCTTTGTGCGGAATAAGAGCTTGCTCCCCGTCTTGAGAAACAGTAGGGGGTCACACGCCATTGTCGTCCCAACAAGACCGTGCGCCTGATCAGCAGCCACTTGAAACCCCCAACGACCTGTGGGTGTATCCATGTAGTAGGTGGTGCTGGTGTCAGGGGTTATGTCACCCGAGATCGTTGCCCCGTACATGCGGTCATGGGGTATAGCCCCACCCGTAGCCTGTAAGGTGGATGTGTATGTCCCTGTTTCGATGGTGACACTTTTGAAGTAAATCCCCTCTTGGTAGCTGTTGGATTTGTCCTTGGCTACCCCGAGACCCACCAGCAATAATATGGATATCATGATCGAAGCAGTTTTCACTTTGTCCCGAGTTCCACGATGATGGTGGCCACAGCCATAGCGAGAATGGAGAAGAGCACAAAAAGCTTGGAGAAAAACGTTATGGCCGCATCACTAACCTCCATGCTCTGGATGTTCTGGGCAGCGCCGACAAAAGCCGCTCCGACCACCACTGCAACGAATCCCAGTATGGGGATCAGCACTAAGGAGCCACATACTTTGCCCGTGGTGCTGAATACTTTGCCGAAACTTGGGTTTTGGTCTGCCATTTTTATCTCCCTTACACTCCTAATATACGAAGGTGTGGCGGATATTCGTGGGAAATTAACACCTTTTACGACTTTATTTTCGCCTCTCGGTTTGCAAGGCCAAGAGTAGTTGGTTGACCTTCACCACTTCCTCAACTTTCCCGTGCTGGTAGAGTTCCTTGATCAGCAAACATAAGGTGGCCAACTGGACGGTCAACTGATTCTGGGGTAGCTTCCCGAGTTTCACGAGAGTTTCGTCTAGGAACTCCGCACACATAAGCTGATCGTGGCGATTACACTTGATTTTCACTTGTCAACCCTCAATACGTATCTCCCTGTCTTGGTGACCGTGCAATAGTCCGCCAGATGCTGCACCTTGATTCTTGAAACCCGCTGACGGCTAAGCTTATACTTCTTGGCCACATCCACCACCCGCATGCCATCAAGCAGATCAATGACAATGCGCCGAGTTTGGGGGTGGGGGGCTTCAAGGGGCATTATTCCGACCTCTCACAATGTAATGACACGGTTTGCCATTATTTCCACACCCGACCTTGCTTGGGGGCGTCCGCTGCTGGACGCACCATGGAACGACGATAATTAGGCTCAAGTTGAGCCAACGCTGAAACAGTCAATCGCCCTTCTCGTCAATGGGGTTATAGATGCCGTTGTCAACAGGCAACCCCGCACGGCCTAGAGCATATATCTTCTTCGCAATGCGTTTCCCGAGGCGGTACTCAAAGGGGTTTTTCTCCGCCAACCCCACGGAGTGTAGACTCTGGTAAGCCGCTTTCATTTCATCAGGGCAGATTCCATGATCGGCCATGCATTGCGAGATGGCTTCCCGTTTTTTCAAATATGCCAGCACAACCGTTTCACCAATCCCGCTATCCCGCATCAGTTTGGCTTGGAGTTCCATATCCCCCCGATACATCGCCATGATTTTTTCTGGTTTCACTTTGCTTTCCTTTCTTATTTATAATATGAATGGTTCCGCTGGTTCCGCAGCCTGACCACTAGTGTCGCCATTATCACAATGCTGTGCCAGTGCGAGAGCCTCTGCCGCCAATAGACGGCAATCCCCAGCGAGTTCTTTGCGGGTGCGGGAAGTAAGCTCGTCATCCGCCGTGTCGCCGAAAATCCCAACCTCGGCAAAATCGGAGTTAGCGGTAACCAACCTCTCGCGAAAGTCCACTACTCGGATGAGCAACTCATCCCACTCCTCCACGGGGTATAGGATATCAGCGTCGGGGATGAACTCTCGGACTAACCTCAGTAACTCTACACCGCCGTCTTCCCAATAATTCATGTACTGGCGTACTACCTTCAGCATCAATTTCCAGTCGGCGGACTGGGTTGACTTCTGGCGATTTTGGCGCAACTGGGGCAACCGTGACTTACTCCGTGTGGGGGTGGTGGAAGCGGGTCGTCCCCAATTCCGATTTACGGGCACCGAAGGCGTGACGGCTGGTGGCGCTGCTGTGGCTGCTGGGTAGTCCGCTGAAGTTATAGGCACCCCATCTAGAGATTTGGGGAGAGAGGGTTCAGGAACATATTCGGCATCGCCATCAGTGATGGCTGGATACACACGGGGTTTGATTTCGTTCAACCATAAATATTTGAGGCTCGTGCGATCCGTGGTCGCCAGAACATCACGGGTCACGGTCAGATATCTACCCATCCATATTAATGCGCTGCGGTCATGCGGGTTAATCTTGGAGATGAATGGATGAAGCCGACACTGAGCCCCAAACTCTTGGTTGGATTGATACATCACGCGCAGGGTGAAGAACCGCTGCGCCAAAGCGATAGTGCGCTCGGCGAAGTTTCGTTTGCTTGCTAACCATCGTTCGGCTTCCTGCTCACATTCCGCCCACATCGGGTCTGTGATGCTGGGGACGATGGTGAGATCGGTTGCCATACTACCTAATATAGCAGGTGGATTGGGTGTTGTCAATGGGGTTGGGATATTTATTTTGCGTCAAGTGTAAGTTTACTACTTAGTCATCTTGTCCACTGGACAACACGTCAAGTGTAATTAAATGGCCACCATTATTATAGCCAATGAAAAACCCCCAACCCACTATGGCGAATAGGTTGGGGGCGATTGCTGATTGAAAGGAGAACTACAGCTACTCCCTACATACTGACTCTACTGCACGAGTAGACGGCGAAGTTGAAAGAAACCTTTCAGGTCGGGTTCCCGTTGCATGATAAGTCTGGCATACCGTGAACAGTGGTTGTTGTTGAGCTTGAACTCACCTTTCTCCCACTCGAAGCCTGTGTCCACATGCCAGCGGACTCTTTCCGCAATACTCTGGATACCGTATCTCTTGAATCCCGCACCCTTAATCTCGCGGCTGAACTGGACAAACAGATCGTAGATTTCAGGGTGTTCCGCGTGGAACGCCTCAAACTTTTCCTGCAGGGTTAATTTTGGGCGTTTCACCCGCTTGGTTGGGCGCTGCGATGGGGGCTTCAAGCCTACTTTGGCATATGCGGTCTCAAGTTCTTGGGGGGTGCAGTCTTCATATTTGTGGGGGAGGCAGACATAGGAACGGGGTTGGGATGAGATTTCTGGCAACATACCGAACTGATCGAAATACTTTGGATACATAAGTTCTCCGTTTCGGAACCATAGTGTGGTTCTACCTCTGGAGAACGTAGTTAAAAGAAAAATTAGTTATCGCAAATAAACGTCTACCGTCCCCCAGATAGGGAGTATTAGCAAGAGTCCCTTGGAGACAAATCATGAAACTGACAAAAAATAATTTAAAAGCCGCCTTTCGGGAAACTATGCACAAAGCAATTGCCCAAGCCTTGATCGACAACCCCGATGCCACCTATCGTGCGATTGGCCAGATGTTTGGGTACTCGGACACCCCCATCCGCACCATCGCTAAGGAAATTGGGGTGTTTCACCGCGATCAGACTAAGTTACCAATTTCGAACAAGCAGATCGCAAAACTTTTACGGAGCGATCCCAACCTCACTTTTTCCAGCATCGTGGAGAAATACCGTGTGAGCCCCACGAGGGTGAGCAAGGTGGCGGAAGAGTGTGGGATCAGGGTGGCCAGCCGTGGGCGTCCGTTACATGCCACCGATGCCCAGATCATCAAAGCGTTGAAGTCGGAGCCCAGCGCAGCATATACCGATATCGCGCAGAACCTGAAAGTTGGGTTGGCACGGGTCAGTAAGCTCGCTAGGGCGCATGGCTTGGGACGCAAAATGAAGCCGTGGGGACGTAAAGCCACCAACCTGAAGCCTGTGGAATTGAATCTGAGCGAGGTGGGGAAATAGGTTATGGGGAACAAAGCAGCAGCAATGCTTAAATGGCAGAATTTGGGTGGGGTCGTCGTTGATGTCATCACCCTCTTAACCAGCCTTAGCCGTATTGATGACAGCGACAGAACACCCCTTGGGATCGTTAAGACCAAGGCAATGTTGACCGCTGCCCATGCCTTACGACCTGTACTGGAAGAACTTAACAATGAATGCCTCTATTACAAGTTTGAGGCGGATTCATCAGAATGGAAGGGTATGGTGGGGAAATGAGACCCCCCAAACTGCGTTCAGGAGATGATGGTTTTTTCATGACTGAGAGGCGATACATAACTGCCCTCAAGCAAGGTAAGCTGTCTCCCCACGAATATACTGCTTTACAGATTCTTCATTCCTTTGCCAGCCATCACGATGGTAAGGGAATGATTAACGCCACCAGCCTGATGACTTATATGCGGATAACCCAAGATCAGGCGAGACGGGCATTGGAGAATCTGGAGAAAGAACGGTATATCCACCTTGAACCTACTAGAGACAGGAAGCTATACCCTTTCACTCTGCTCAACTATCGGGTCAAAGGTGGTGCGTTTCTCAATACCGATGTCCAACCAAGGGCAAAACCAAGGGTAAAACCCCTCAAATCAAAGGTAAAGCCTTTAGAATCAAAGACTTCACCACCACCCGCCGATCCCCATGCCGATGTTCCTGCCGATGTTCCTGCCGATGTTGGTGCCGATGTCCGTGCCTATGTCGGCTTCGCCGCAACTGTTGCACCCAATACAGATAACCCACCCTCATTAGATGACCTTGCCGATGTGGATGCCTATCTTAATCCCCATGTAGGTGCCGATGTGGATGCCGATAATACAATACGTAAACACAAGAAGGACGTGGGGGCAGTAGAAGGAAGTAAAGAAGAAAAAGAAATGAATAGATTGATGGATGAATGTTCCTCCTCCAAGAACGGGAATCCAGAGACCAAGACGGATGAGCTTTTCTATATTAATAAGTTTTCTGACTTAATGGGTAATCCTAAGCATATTCCCATATCCCCTGAGAGTGAAGCTACCATGGTGGAGATCAAGGACATTGTGATGGGTGAGGGTTATGATGAGGATCATTTCCATTACTGGCTCAAATGGATGTGCTTGATTAATCCCTATAGCTCGCTCAGTGAGGGGTATCTGGGCAAAGCTCAATTCCCTGTCCAATCATTAAAGAAAGGCACGGAACAGTCACTGCGTTTCTTTAAAGCTCACCTAAGCCAGTGGGTTGGGCAATATAAGAAAGCGGTCAAAGCGAGAGGAAAAGCCACCGTGCCTCACGGCAAGGTACTGGGCTTCCCAGCAGTTCCTGAGATATCCGATGCTTTGCTTGCCACAATTAATCACCACTGTGCTGATGGGGGTATAACAAGGGAGGAGCTAATACTCTTGGACGATAAGTATTTGGATATCGTTTTGGAGTATATGCTGGAACGAACTACTATGTTCCCCTGCCTACGCAAAATCGAACGTTTGCCCGACGTTTTTGTTTTCTATACCAGTACACGTCACATCCTGTTTGAGGAGATTGATGTCCCTGAGCCAAGCTATGAACTGCCAGCAGCAACTTGGGACTATTTGTGGGATCACTTTGACTGGGAAGACCAATACTCCGTGAGGCACGATGCTCAAGAGCAAGCTCAAAGAGCAAGCTCAAAGAGCAAGCTCAGATGGGGGTATAACCTAATCCATCATCCGCATGAGGAAATAATAAAATAATATGGGGGGTTTCCACATGGGATCATCGAAGTGAGTATGTCCCCAGTATGGCTGGACGTGGAAGACCAAAGAAACCGAAAACTGAGCCCGAGTACCCTGCTGGCAAACACCCCAATACTTTAAAGAATTTAAAACGTTGGCCAAAAGGTCAAACTGGGAATCCGCTTGGCAACTCCAAAATAAGCGAAGCTTATAAACAAATCCTGCCCCTCCCAGCACCAGATGAATTATTGGTTGGTAAGTTTGAGCACCTGCGTGGACAAGACCCCCCAGTTACGTATGCCGACCTTCTTGGCTGGAGTAACGTCATCAGGGCGATCTTCCACGAGAAGTCTGGGCTGTCTGCCAACATCGAAGTTGCTACTCGTACAGAGGGTAAGGTTCCCACCACAACCAACGTCAATGTGTCAGGTCAGATAAGCCATACGCTAACTGATGCTACTCGCAGACAACGCTTGCTCGACTTGCTTGGATCATCGTCTACGGACGACGATACAGTAGATGCGGTCTATGAAGATATAACACCTAGTGTCACACAGGCCGAGCTTCAGAGTAGTGCCTCTAGTAGTACCTTGTACCCCCCTTTAAGTAGTACCTTGCCAGCGCATGATGCCGACCTATCGGTTGATGGTGGGGGTACTAATGCTGATCGTGTAATAATTACACCATCTGAGCCGAACCTAGATTTGGTTGAACCCCCATCTTTGTGCCATCAAAATAATGATCCCGAGCTAAAACCCCCCAGTTTGGCTTGCCAGAATGATATCTCCAATACCGCTGCTGTTGGAGATACAACACGTAAGGTGTTGATTACACAGGATGATAGCGATGAGGCTGACTGGTAACGGTAAAAAGCGAGTGGTAAAAACAGCCTATTGTTATCAACTAGTTAACACGATCATCACTCTGGCTTGGCTGGGCTGGGGGCACAGGTGGGGGGATAAGGAATGATTAAGAATGCTTGACACCCACCCCCCTCGATTTAAATCGAAGGTTTGCCAGAAACAGCTTGCTTTATAGGCACTTAGAGTTTTGGAATTTTTGAGTTTTTTGGAGTATTAGGTTGTATGAAAACAATTCCCCTAACCCAAGGTTATATTGCCCAGATCGATGACGAAGACTTCACGAGAGTTTCCCAATTTAAATGGAGTGTCCACTTTGATAAGAACAAAGTTTACGCTAGACGGCAATTCTGTGTTGATGGAACACTTAAACAGATATTGCTTCATCGTTTTATTCTTGACATCACAGACCCCGAGCAAGGCATAGATCACGAAGACCGTGACGGATTAAATTGCCAGAAGTATAACCTACGTCCCGCCACCCGTACTCAAAACATGGGTAACCAACGCAAGCAGCTAGGACGTTCATCAAAATATAAAGGGGTTGATTGGTTCAAACGCACTGGGATGTGGAGAGCAAGGATGAAAGAGGTACATCTGGGCACATTCACTTCAGAGGAAGAAGCCGCCCGACTCTACGATAAAGCCGCTCTGGAATATTACGGCGAGTTTGCTTTGACTAATGCCAAACTTAATCTTTATGACTCATTTCCCCTGTAAGAATAAAAGATGTGAGGCCAAAGTATTAATCCCTGACACTTACTGCCCCCACTGTTTAGAACAAGAAGAAATGCGTATGTGGGCGATCCACGGTGATGGTGGAGAACCTAAGACTGGATACAAGGAGAAATAAATGGAAACCATCTTCCCTATTGATTATTTAGTTCGCCCCTGCCCACTTTGTGCATGCAACGGATGCAACGTTGAATTTGTTGTTACCCTACAGCCCGAGGTTGACCCCTCAGTCGATTTCTATATGGGTCTTTGTGACGGCTGTAAAACCCCCTACCAATTTTTTTTTCAGAAATTTACCAAACAATGGTCGGTCAAAGGCATGCAGCCCAAGCCATTGGTTACCCCCACAATAATTAAGTTTGGGGATATTTCTTTACCTGAGGGTGTAGAGCTTCAATCAGCCCGTGCCGAATCATCCTATCTGGCCTTCGACCTCTGGGATTCTGCCGTGCCCACAACCCCAGAGGAGCCCCTCCAGAGCCTTGATGGGTATGACTGGCACCTAGCTATCACCCGAGTTCCTAAGGCTCCTGTAGAGCCCCCTGACATGATTGGGGATATCTCTGACAGGTTCAATGAGGGTGACTTTGCCAAGGGGGGTTTAATCCCCGCATCTGATGCGCCCAACGATGTCCCCCTCACGCACGTATCTGACTGTCCCATCTCTCAAGACGGGATTGCCACGGTGGTTGGGGTCTCGATGAAGTTGAAGGAGGGGTTGTGATCGTCAAAATCCAACTCAGTCTCTCTTCCACCGATCCCGATGCCCCCCGTAAGGCTCTATTCGAGAATGAGGCCAAGTCTATTTCTGTGGAGATGGATGCCAGCCCAGAATTAATTGCCCTCGTTCAGGACAACCCCAAAACCTTTTGGGAAGCCATTCTGGAGGGTGACATGACTGGTGCCCAGAATCTATCCCTCCAATATCCTGTCCCCCCTGAGGAGTGGTGATGCTTAAACCCCAAAGTATTGTTGGTGCTGATGGTGTAGAAATCACACCCCCCACTGGCGTCACCTACGATGGCTCCCGTACCGAGGGATCATTTCTTGTTCTCCGTTTTATTGATACCCGTGTCCGCACGGAGGGGGATGTTGAATATCGGGCTTATTGTGATCGCTTTTACGATCAAAGTGGGCTGGAAAAATTCAGGGAGACTGGGGAGATCGGATTTCCTACCCTGAAGTGGTGGCACCTTTGGTGATCGCCATCGTTGTACTGACAGTAGTCTTGTTGCTGACCGTCGTGGTTGGTTTCTTCATCACCCTGATGGTGGTAACGGGGCTCATCACCAAGTTATTGGATGCCCACCTCACGGAGATCACCAAGCTTCTGGTCGCCCACACCAGCAACATGATTGCCATCCGCACGGCTGAGCTTAACGCCGAATCTGAGCCCCAGAAAATGCAATGACGATAATGAGGCAGATATGCTCCAATTTTTAAAAGACAATTTTGACAAGTTATTACTCTTGGCATTGGTTGAATGCTTTGCTTGGCCAGCCGTGCATGGGGTTGCCTACGCCCAAAGAACGAACGACATGCTCTTAGGTGCTTTACTGGGGCTGCTCACTGGGAAATTAATGGCCAGCCAGACTAAACCATAAATATGGAATTCACCAAAGCACAACTCGCCAAGATCGATCTGACAAAACTCTCTCCCGCTGAACTTGCGGAACTGGATGAGTTGCTGACGATTGAGCACAGACGGGGGATGGAGCTTAGCTTATATAAATTTTTCAAGGAAGCGTGGAAGACCCTAGAGCCTGTCACCCCCCTCGTTGACTCTTGGCATTACGAATATCTGTGTGAACACCTGCAGATGGTGGCCAATGGTCAATTCAAAGCTGAGAATCCCGAGTCCGATGGCCTCATCATCAATATCCCCCCACGGTCACTAAAATCCACCATCGTCAGCGTGATCTTCCCCGTCTGGTGCTGGCTGCAAGACCCAGCCAAGCGGTTTATCGCTGCCTCTTATGCCTTGTCCCTGTCCGTTGCTTTAAACGTCAAGCGACGTGACCTTATCCTCAGCCCATGGTTCCAAGACTTATGGGGGGTCACGGGGCAGAGTCCGAAATTCGAATTGAAATATGACTCAACTAAAAAGGAAGAGTTTCACAATCTTGCCACGGGCTGCATGATCACCGCTGGCGTGGGGGGCACTCTCACGGGGCGTGGGGGTAACATCCTGATCTGTGATGATCCCCTCAACCCCGAACAATCGGCATCCGATGCCGAACGTGCAACCGCCAACCGCTGGATGGATGAAACCTTCCTGACTCGGCGGGATGATCCCAGCAAGGACACCTGCATCATCGTCATGCAGCGGCTGCACGAAGACGATACCACTGGCTTCCTGCAAACCTGTTCCGACAAATGGGTCAGTGTAGTGATCCCCATGGAGGCTGAGGAAGATGAGGTTATTACTTTCCCTATCAGCGGCAAACGCATTGTCCGCAAGAAAGGAAATGTTTTAACCCCCACCCGCAATACCCCCCAAGTCGTCAAGGCTCTAAAACGGAGCCCCCGCAAATGGGCTGGGCAAATGCAACAGCACCCTGCTCCCAAGTCAGGCAACATCATCAAGCGGGAA